TGTATGCTAAAAATCTAATGTGAGGTTCTTTAGTACAGCCAATCTTTCCGATTCGTCCATCTGACCATACATATTGTGGGACGTGGTAAATGTAAAATGTAATCATGTTGCGTATTATTTAATTATTATATTGCTAATGAGACCTTTGTTTCATCGGCAGACCTTTCAGGCCTTAAACCTAAAGACTTAAGTTATACTGCTGTTTGCTAAAATAGTTTCACCGGATCACAAAAAGAATATCCTTTAGTTAGTGGAAGCCGTTGCATGCTTTGCCACAAACCATCTTTTTCAATACCGTATCTAAAGGTTCTATTATTGATAGTTATCTCGGGTTGATAGGATGCCCACAAGAAGCTTTGTTTACCCATATCTGTATTATATTGACTAGCTACAAACATTCTTCCAGTGACACTGTATTTAACATCTATCCATACTTGATTCTTAAAACCTAAATAGACTATCTCTTCTAATAAGTAGTTAATTCTTTCAGGATTGTTAGGTCCTGTAATAATAATGTCAAGATCTTGTGTAGGTCTATCTTCTAAAATACCACCAACAACCCAAGCATCATACTCTGGACCACATAGTTGTGCTATTTCTTTAAGCTCATTGTCTACGCTAGTGAGTCCATTGAGTGTTTTCCACTGCATCTCAGTGTAATCTCCGTATTTAATAGTGCGGTTATACATCATGATATATATCCTATTACAAATCTGCTGCAAAATATATTTAATAGTAGAAATACACAACTTAAGTATGACAATAACCGTAAATTCAACCTTAGAGACAGTTTCAGTTAACTCAACAGATATTCCAGTTAATGGAAAGTTTGTGTTAACGAGCGGTTACTCTAGAGATCCAGAGAGTCTAGATTATACTAGAACTCTACAGAATGAAAGATATTCTACAATAGACATTACTTTTCCAGTAGATTTTAAAGATGGACACTTTAATGGTGTCTATTACTATTCAATTCAAGCCACAGACGGTACAGAGTATGAAAATGGTTATGTAAAAGTAATCACTGATCCGGGTGGTAAAATTAATCAAAAACCTTATATTGCACCAGTAGAAACAGAAGAAAGAGAATCTGTGGTGTATTATAGACCGAACTTTTAAGATATGAAAAAGAAATTACCAAATCCTAATGAAGGTATCTATTCTGTAGTAGGCGCACAATTTGCGGCTCCTGCATTACCTGTTATTAAAGAGATACGTAACAAAGATTACATGTATTATGGTGAAGCAAACCTTTACCCACAAAAACTAATTGAACTATATGATTCATCAGCAATCCATCATACTGCAGCACAAGCTGTAAAAGATGGTATCTTTGGTGAAGGTATAGAATTAATTGGTGACGAATACATTAACACAAATGGTGAAACAATTGATGAGATCTTTGAAAAGATTGCATTAGACTACACACTATTTAATGGCTATGCACTTAATGTAGTATGGAATCGTGAAGGAACTGCAATCGCCGAGGTATACCATTTACCTTTTGGAAATGTAAGAAGTGGAAAGAAAGATGAAGAAGATGAAGTTGTTGAATACTATTACTCAAGTGATTGGAGTAACCTTAGAAAATATAAGGAAATACCTTATAGAGCTTTTGATGTTACTGATAACAAAGGTGATAATGCTTCACAAATTATGTACTACTTTAACTATACACCAGGTAATGATGTATATCCTTTACCTACTTATGTTGCTGCAACTAATGATATCACGTTAGATCAAAAGATAAGTAGATTCCACGTAAATAATATTTCAAATGGTTTAGCACCTTCTCTATTCATTAAGATGAGAAACGGTATACCTACGCCAGAAGCAAGAAGAGATATTTACAGAGAGATTGAAGAAACCTTTGCTGGTGAAGAAAGTGCAGGTAGATTCTTCTTATCATTTACAGATAGCGATACAGCTCCAGAAATTGAGCCTATTGATGCTGCTAACTCTGATTACTATGTTACATTAGAAGAAAGAATATCAACTAGAATCCTAACAGCATGGAGAATTACAAGTCCTGCTCTATTAGGAATTGCTAATGGAAGTGGTTTTAGTTCTGTTGCTGATGAAATTAAAGTTGCTTACGCACACTTTGAAGGAACAGTAGTTGAACCTAAAAGAAAAAAGATAACAAACTCATTTGGTTATATCTTAAAGCTTGCTGGCTATAATGTTAAAATAGAAGTAATACCTAACAGAATTATAGAAGATGCAGTACAAGATTTACCAGATGTTGAAAAAGAAATTATAGAAAAAGAATAAGATATGGCTAACGAAACCATCCTCCTGGTCAGTGAGCAAAGAATGAAGCAATGGACTTCATTAGACTCTAACATAAGAATAGATGTACTCACACCTTCTATTCTAAACGCACAACAAAGTTTCATTCAAGATACGTTAGGAACTCCTTTCTTTAATAGACTTAAAGAAGGTGTTTTAAATAACGACCTAACAACAGATGAAGCAGCTTTCTTAAAAGATTATGTAGGACCTGCGTTGATGCAATACGCCTTATACTTATTACTACCTCACTTAAAATACAAATTTGTTGAGAAGGGTATTGTTTCGGGTGCATCCGAGGAATCGACACAGACATCGTTAGATGAACTAAAGTATCTTAGAGAAAGTGCCTTAGATCAAGCTCAATTCTATGATGAAAGAATGAAAGAATTCCTTAAGGATTATCCAGCATTATTCCCAATTTACAGAACATGGAATAGTAAAGGAATGTCCCCAAATAAGAGGAATACATACTATAGCGGATTACAAACAGATATACCAAGAAGATATGAAAGACTTTGGATCTACGAAGACTGCGGAACGGATTGCGATCCCGACTGTAGCACTTGCCAATAAGAAAACGGCACAAAATATTAAGTCTCTAAAAGCTTATTTTTCTAAAGAAGGAAAGTCTAGCGGTATTAAGAGATGAACAACATTGACAAAAAATATATTTAATATATATGGATATTACAAACGCAATAAGAAAATATGTTGAATGTGCTAGTAATGGTGCTATAACAGAACCAACAGGTGGTTCTTGGATTAGCGCTTTAGCTATTTGGCAAGGTTCTACTGAACCTTTAAATGCTTCTTGGTTACAAAGAGTTTGTGACAATTTTGGTATTACAGCTCCAGTAAATGGATCATGGATGATAGCATTATGTGCTTACTATGGTGTTACTGAGCCTTTAAATGGAACTTGGGCTTATGCTCTACAAGAGGCTGCATGTAATGCACCTGTTGTTCCATTCATTTGGGATCAAGATACATTCAATTGGGAAGCAGAAGCAAGAGTTTGGGATACAGGAGTATAATTAAAAAATTAATTAAATAATAGAATATTATGGCTGCACTTACAGGAAATGCAATTAACACAAGTTACCAAGGACTTCTTAAAACCTCGGACAATGGCGCAATTGGCGCTTCAGCAAAAGCATTAACAGATGGTTTAGGTAATTCAACCCAACTATCTCTTTCAACTACAGGATCTGCTTTTGCAGGAACTTTAGATGTTAGTGCAACTACTAACGTTCAAGGTTTTGAATATAGCGCTGGTACAATAGCAAACGGTGCAGAATTAAGATTCTTTGTTGGACAAAACTTTGGTAACTCAATTAACCTTTTACAAGGAAGTAACATAACAATTACAGAATCAAATGGCGATATTACTATTGCTTCTACCGGTGGTGGAGGTGGTGGTGCTAACTTAGTAGCAGGTAATGGAACAGATTCTATGATATCTGATCTTACTGCTTTTCCAGCAGTAGCAGATGGAACAAGATCTATTGCTCTAGGTTATTTAGCAGATGTTGGTTCTAGTTCTACAGATTCAGTTGCAATTGGACCTTACGCTACAGTTAATGATTTTGCATCAAATTGCACCGTGGTAGGTAGAGGAGCAAAGAATTCAGGATCATTCCAAGGCGATGTGTCAGCATTTGGTGAAAATGCAAGAGCACAATCATCTGGAACTGCCGTAGGAAATGATACTTTTGCTGCAGCAAGTTCTGTAAGTATTGGACGTAACGCTAATCAACAAGGACAAACTGGTGTAGCAATTGGAGTTGGTGCTTCAAGTTTACAAAGTGGAACTACAGGTATGGTTCTTATAGGTAATAACGCAGTAAATGGTTCTGCAAACGCAAGTAGAACAATCTTAATTGGACAAGGTATTAATATTAGTGGAAGCACTCAAGCAAATGACCTTATCTCTATAGGAACATCAATGACAACTAGTGGTGATGTATCTAACTCTATTCAGATGGGTATTGTTAGTTCATTACAAGCAAGTTCAAATGCAACGTGTATTGGTCGTCAAGCACAAGTAAGCAATGCAAGTGGTGGAACTGCAATTGGTAGAAACGCTACAGTTACTGCTGAAAATGGATTTGCTGGACCTTTCTCAACGGCAGCACATAGTTCCTCTGCAGCATTTAACGGTGTAACTACTACAACATCAAATACAACAGCAGTTGCAAACTTAGAAGTTATTGGTAACGGTAACTCAATTAAACTAACCTCTCCTAATGGAACAGTTTACAGTGTGACTGTAAGTGATGCTGGTGCATTAGTAGTAGCATAACAAAACGAATATATAACTAACAAAATATAATTAAACATATTATTATGGCTTTAAACATTACAACCCCAATTACCTTAAAATCAGGTATTGAATTAACTACTTCTTTCGCAAGAGTTTCAGTAGTAGACGGAGAAGCAGGAACACACTTAAATGCTGCTGCTTCCTTATACCCATCATCAGAGCAATTTGAAGACGGTAAGAATCCTATTTTAGATGCTCCAATCGAATTATACGCTTCTAAAGCATATAACAGAGATGTAGATGGTGTAGATATTTTAGATCTTGCTCACGATATTATGATCGAAGCATTTCAAATACAAGGTATCACTGCTACTAAAGAATTAGGAGAGTAGTGAAACAAACTACTAATAAGTAGTATAAGTATAGTAGCAACCTTTTAGCTAGGCATATTATTTTCCAGTTATTTTGTTTGATTTTTTTTTTAGATGATCTAGCTAGCTACTCTTAAAAAACGGTAAGGTCTTTTGCAGTTGCCGTATTATTCCTTACCTCTAAAGTTTTTAGACCCGGTTTCTCATTTCCGGGTCTTTTTTTTGCTTTTTTTAAAAATAATCTGCTTTTTTACCTTTTTTTGTGAAACTATCTGGATAGATATAGTATAATATATGTAACAACGAAGTTACAAAATTAAATATCAAACATTATGTACAACACAAAAACAAAAAACGAAACAGTTGAAGCAATCCAAGAAGCAACAGCAGAAATCACAACAGCAATCGAAAACCTAAGAAATGGAGATTACTATGGAGACACACTGCCAGACGCAATCGCAGACATTGCAAAAAGCTTAAGAATCCTAAGCGGAAGAGAACAACTGAAGTAAAACTAACGGAGAGCCTTTGGGCTCTCCTTTTAATATTAAAAAAAATGACACAAGAACACAAAAACATGTTAGGTAAGCATCTTATTACATTAGGCTATAAGCTTACTAAAGATAAGAGTGGAAAGACCTTAGATGATGTTATAGATGACATGAAAAATGTATTCAAACAAATCAAACAATTAAAAGAACATTATGGAAAACTGGAAACAATTTCACAAAACAAGGAATAACTCATGGCAAGTATCAGACCATGGTAGAATTAAAAAGGTAGCTACTACTACTAATAAGTATGCAAGAAACTATGGTAAAGAATTCATAGTTACACCTTCTTTTACTGGAGGTAATGAAAATACTGGTGGTTATTTAGCCATATCTAGTAACTGGAAAAACAAATACGTACACAGAATAGTTGCAGAAGCTTTCATACCTAATCCTAAAGGTAAAAGGTGTATTAATCACATAGATGGTAATAAGAGTAATAATCATGTAGATAATTTAGAGTGGGCAACCCATTCTGAAAATATACAACATGCTCTTAAAACAGGATTATTTGTGCGAAGAGGAGCTCATCTTACTCCAGAAGAAAGAGATAGAAGGATTAAAGAAAGAAAAGAAAAAGGTAGACAAAAATACTTAGAAAAAAGAAGAGAAATAATGTATGCTAGATGGTCTCCTTATTTACTCTTAGATGGTCTTACAGATAATGAACAAAGATACATTAGACTTAGAATGGAAAACTGTAATATACCTACCATTGCGGATAGGATCGGAATGGAAATGAAAGAAGTATATAGACTAAAGCATCAGATTCAAAAGAAAAAAATGAAACAAACTGGGAATTACAACATATTAAAGTTGTACTAATCCAACCCTTACATACTATAGTGGACACAGAAGCTTCTCCACTTTAAATTGCTTCCAAACTTCCGTTGAGATAGCCAGGTTGGATCAGGTAACTTAAATGTTTGACATAGCCTCGGTGTATTCTTGTAAATTCTTACTGTGCCGGCAACTGAGATACTAGTCATCCGACTTCTAAAAAATGAATTTACTAAGCCGGCACGAAGTACCACAGACACTGAGAGAAAAGACTTGGTTTCTTAAAGGTACTATCTTTTTGGGTTATTTAATTAACCAAAAAAAGAAGACCTTTAAATAGAAACTACCATCCATTGCTTAGCAATGATGAGGATGATGCTTGCATCAGCCATTAAATAACGAATATATAACCTATACAAAAAAAACTATGGCTAACAGAAAAGATTTAAGGGTATTATGTTGGATCCCTACAAAGGTTAAGGAATTAAGTAATGAATTATCAGATAGAGAAATTCTATTTTGTTGGTTAATCTATACTCTACATAAGTCTAGACACCATTCAACTAGAAATTGGGACGATGTATACCATATAGCCAATAGTGATTTTCAAAACATATTAGGTTGGACGTCCTTTAAATACAAATGGAATGAAGCCTTAGAACCCTTAAGAAAAATATTTAGAATAGGGCAAAGAGGAGGGTATTGGGAAATACAATTTAAAAGAGATACCATACTACATGATGGTAATCAAAAGGGAAGATCAACACCAAAGTATGATTGGTATTACCTTGAAGATGCACATGCAATTGCTTTACATTTTTTCATACAGGGTAAAATGAGCTGTGAATCAATTATGAGTGATTGGTATGAAGGACAAGATATGACAGAATTCTATAGTGAGTCAAGATTACCTAAAGCAACCTACAATATAATGAAATTTAGAAAAGATCTATATTGGAATGAGGATCGTTAACCAAGATAAGGACTTAAGAAAAGTAGTCTATGTACACTACGTTAGAATATATGGTGACCATGAAATAGCTATTGAAGCTATGAAACAGGACTTACAAGAATTAGAAGACATGGAGCATTATGAACAGTGTGCTATATTACATGCTACAATATTAGAATATGAATAACTTTTTAGAGAAAAGATACAATGATATAATTTTAATGTCTAAGAAGATATGTAAATCTAGTCCAGAGTTTGAAGATGTAGCTCATTTTGCTATAACTGAATTCATGCAACATGAAAGAGGACAAGAATTAGTAGATGCTAATAAGGCTATGCAATTTCTATCAGGTATTATACATAGAAGTTTTTGGTCTTCAAGTAGTCAATACCATACATTATACAGACAAAAAGGTAGAGTTCATAGTTTAAAGGCAGATAGAAACGATATGAATGATAATGATTACTTTGACTATACGCAAAACAAAGGAAATAGAAGAGTCAATGAAATGCAAGATAATGAATATAATCATGATGTAGATGCTGCATTAGAAGCGATCGAGGCTATCTTAGAAGAAATGATTATAGAATCTAAAGAACAATGGTATAGAAGTGTAATGTTTCAACACTGGATTGAAGACTCTAATTACTCTGCAATCAGTAAAAGGTTAAACATACCAAGAACAAGCGTAGCACGTGCAGTCAAAGAAGCACGAATACATATACAAACAACACTTAAAAATAGAGGAATAGAATATGAATTATGATTTAATAATAATACTAGCATGTTTTGGTGCTGTATTACAAGAAGTACCTCTGTATCAAAAGCTATTAGAATACTTTAAACTAGAGTTTAAGCCATTTAATTGTGCCTTATGCTTTACTTTTTGGTCTTCAATACCTATCTTCCTTTTTGCAGAAGGACCAATAGGTATATTTAATAGTATAGTTACAGCGGTTTTAGCAGAATTAATTAATAGAAAACTAAATACATTATGAAATTAGAACACTATGTTTGGTTACAAGACAATGAAAACTATATGCATGTAAGCCAATTCATACCTAAAGAAGATAGAAACAAGATCTATGAAATCTATAATGCTATAACAGGTGAAAACAAAAGACCTAATGGTTGTGGTCGATGTTTAACAAATACATTAAAGCGACTTAGGTTTGAATATCAAAAATACCAAGATCAGTATGAAAATTAAAGAAGTAAAAATAGATGGTATTACTTATACAGTAAGGTCATCTACAAATGCAGGACTTAAACACGCTATTAAAGAGTTTAAGAAAGCAATTAAGAAGAAGAAAGAACAAGACAATAATAACGAAACTGAAGGCCATGGCGTTTAAGAAAGGACAATCAGGAAATCCAGAAGGTAGAAAACCAGGAACACCTAATAAGACTACTAAAGAAGTTAGAGAAGCATACCAAAGATTAACAGAAGCTAACTTAGATAATATGTCTATATGGTTATCACAGATTGCTAGCGAAGATCCAGCAAAAGCTATGGACTTAATGCTAAGACTTAGTGAATACATTATACCTAAACTTGCAAGACAAGAGATGGTAGGTAATAATGGTGAAGACCTATTTAAAAATGTTAAGTTTCAATTCGGTCCAGATATTAACAGTGACCAAGATAGAATAACAGAATAATGGTATACGAAGGATTTACACCACATCCTAAACAAAGAGAACTAATCAATGGTATATTAACGAGTAAGTCTAAATACCATGTAGCCTCGATAGGTAGACAGTTTGGTAAGTCCTTAATGGGCATCAATTTGGCTCTTTACTGGTCTATTAATAATGGACCATGTAAGATCCTCTGGGTGTCTCCTGTGTATTCACAAGCAAGTAAAGTACACAAAGAATTGTATGCAGCAATAGCAGAAAGCGGCATAGTCAAAAACAATAACTTCTCAGCAAACGAATTAGAATTAAAGAATGGTTCTACAATAATATTTAGATCGGCCGAAAGATACGATAATATAAGGGGTTTAACATGTGACTATGGTATAATAGATGAAGCAGCATTCATGAAAGATGATGCATGGCAAGAAGCTATCCGTCCAGTATTCGCAGTAAAGGGTAAAAAGATTCTATTCTGTTCAACACCTAAAGGAAAGAATTGGTTCTATAACTTATATCAACTAGGCCAATCACCAGACTACACAAACTATGTAAGCTACGCAGGCTCCTCATATGATACACCATACATAGAAAGAGAAGAGATAGAAGATGCAAAGAGAACTATACCACAAAACGTATTCCAACAAGAGTACCTAGCCAAGTTCATAGATTCAGGTGGTGAAGTATTTACAGATATAGATAAGAATACATTCAACCAATACCCAAGTAAACAGGGTAAGATCTATTGTGGTATTGACCTTGGCAAGCAAGAAGACTACACAGTTGCAACATTCTTAAATCAAGATGGCCAAGTAATCGATATCTATAGAGACCACAAGAAAGAATGGTCTCAAATGGTCCAACAAATCCTGCAAAAGGTAAAACAATATAGAGCTACAGTAATGGTAGAAGTAAACTCTATAGGTGATGTAATCTATGAGCAACTAAAAAAACAATGGCAAGATACACATCCATTTGTTACAAGCTCCAAGTCAAAGAATGAAATCATCGAAGGCCTAATCCTAGACATGAATGAACTCACGGTAAAGATACCATCTAAGGAGTTATTTCCACCTCTATATAGTGAACTATCAGTCTTTACCTATGAGTACAATCCAAAGACCCGAAACATCCGGTATGGCCACCCTGTTGGTCTACATGACGACACCGTGATTTCTCTGGCAATTGCAAACTACAACCGAAAACAGAATAAGACCTATGGTGACTATGTAATAATGGGTCGCCAAAGGTAACTACTTTTTCTAATAGGACTAAAAATATATTTAATAGTATATGTTTGAAATTAAAATAGACGATAAGATACAGAAGTTTCCAAACAGACTAACAGTCGATCAGTGGATGCGCCTTGCCAAGTGGGATGCTAAAGACTCCAACAATTGGCCAAGACTTATAGGAGAAATATTAAACATAGATTGGCGACACCTAAGAGACCTGCCAAAAGGCCAACAAGAATTATTAATAGGTTTCTTAGTAAGCCTAATGAATCAAAGAAAAGAGAGTAAGATGATGGACCTAAGCCAATCAACATTTGGCCAGTGGATAGACTTAGATGTATGGACTGCTGAAGGTTTTGACAAATCACTTAAGAAGGCTCTTACTCTATTAGGTCCTACAGAGTGGGCAGACGAAGCCCTATGGAAAGTAGAGAAGTGGATTGATTATAGAACTTACATCTATAGACAGTATGCAGAACTATTTGGCCTTAGTGAAGATGAAGAAGAGTGGGAACAAGAGGATCAAGCACCAAGATCACACCAAGACATTATAGCTAGTTGGTATGCTATTGTTTGTGGACTTGCTAGTGAGAACCTCTTATGGATAGATAGTATAACAGAACAGCCTCTCTTAGCCACCTTAAATTTCATGGCTCATCAAAAGAGAAAGCAAATAGCGGAGAACTTCGCAAAATTAAAGCAACAAAGAGAATATGAACTACAAAGAACTCGTAGATAGAATCAGACAAGTAGTCTTCGACCACAAGATGTTAGTAGACTTTGGCTATGGTCAAATATCAGATATTAAGGTAAGATCAGAAGGCGAAGGTGAAGACAGTGGTGCAGACTACCCTTATTGTTTCTTAAACCCACAGCCACATGTTAGAACACAAACAGAGATAACCTATAACTTTAACATGATAGTTATGGACATGGCAAGAGAAGAGGAAGGTGATGAGTACCAAAACTTCTTAGCTATACAGTCTGATTGTATGCAATACATAGATGACATCATCGCTAGGTTATATTACCATTACACAGATAAGCCTGAAGTCTCATTTGATTTAAACTATACACCATTCTATGAAAGGTTCCAAGATGATCTTGCAGGTGCTACTGCTAACTTAGCAATCACAGTGCCAACAAATATCAATGACTGTATAACACCTTTTGATAACTGGGAACTCATTGCAGAAGGCTCGATTGGTCCATCGCCTACAGAACAATACAATGATATTATTAATACAGTGGTAGGTAACGGTCCTTCAAACTCACACCTAAGATTAGTTATAGAATCAGATGGATTATGGACCAATAACATAGACTTAGATACTAGAATATGGGAAGAAGCAAGCGATTACTCATGTGTAGAAACTGGTGAAAGCGATCCATTTGCAACCTTTGCTATCTAT